GAAGTCGTGCGTTTTTCTGATCGCCCTATCCATAGGATTCCTGGGGCAATATAGCCTGCCTATCTTGCCCCAAATATGCGCCCCGCACCCGGCGATTCCTAGCTTTCGTCAATAGGATTTTTGTCAAACTGACCCACTACCGAAAAAAGAACGGCGGGGTTTGACCCCCGCCGCCCTTGTAGCCCCCCACTACCAAGGCTTACGAGCCCTGGATAACCTGAGCCTGCACGAGGGCCTTGTCGTCCACGATCTGGTAACCGTAGACCTGGAGGCCGCGCAGAATCTGGCCGAAGGTCATCTCAGACCGGAGGGTCTCCACCTTGCTGATTTGCGAGGCGAAGGTCAGGCCGTGAGCGTGACCGGCGAAGATGGGATATTCGCCGGAGTCGAAGCCGGTCGAGTACGAACTGTTGTTGGGCAGAAGGTTCGAGATATAGATAGTGAACCGATCCACCATGCCGAGGCGCCCGTTGCGGAGCATCGTGACGCTGTCGCCAGACAGGTAAGCCTGACGCAGTTCCGACTGCTTGATCATCCGGCCCGCCCAGGCGGGCATGACGACCCACCGGCCGACTTCCGGAATATTCTGCTCGTCGAGCACTTGGCCCATCCGCATGAGAACGTCGAGAAGCTCAACGTCGCCCGTGCCCGGGTTACGACCAACCACCGACAGGGGAGTACCCTTGACGCCGAGGTTGATGTTTCCGGTGATGACGCCAGCCGTTGCACCGCGGTTCTCCGCAGCCGCGCCGCCGACGATGCCGGTCAGAACGTCTTGGTCAACCACGATTTTCAGCTGCTGCGCTGCGTCGTCCGACCACATGGAGAGGTTGTTCAGATCGCTCTGAATTTCCATCACGTCGTCGAGGATCAGCGAGAAGTATTTGCCGTTGCCGATGTACAGCTCGACGGTGCCGCCAACCGGGCGGTCGAGGCCGAGCAGGCCGTCGGACTTGTAGTCACGAATGGTGACCGTGGGCTTCGTCCGGATTTTCACCCGGTCGCCCTTGTTTTTGATTTCACCTTCGTAGTCGGTATTGGAGATCGCCGCAAGCACCGTGCTCGCGTAGAACTTCTCAACCAACTTACCGGACCAGATTTCCGGAATGAACCCAGCGGCTTGCAGGCCGTTGGACGAGCTACCTACCGGGTAGATCGCCGGAGTGGAGCCAGACGTTGCGCCGGGGAAACCAGCACTCGGAATAGCCATGAGAACCCCCTAGTGTCGGGGATTCACACTGGATATCCCCGGGTTATCGGATGCGCCCCTCTCGCTGTGCAGCATAGAGTTGTTCCTCGTGCTGCCGCCGTTCGGTCTCGCGCCCTTCATAGGATTTACGGACCGCCGGTGAGTAGAAATCAGCGATTTGTTGGCGCGTGAAAACAGGTTTGTCAGCTGGCACGGACGACCCGCCCGCCGCTGTACGCGCTCTGCCGGGGGCTGCCAGACTCGTCAGCGGGACCGCGGCTTGTCGAGGAGGCGGTGATCGCACCGGCTGCTCAGGCTGCGGGGCTGGATCGGTATAGCCCGTGGCTTGTCCCTCATTGAGGAACCCTTTGAAGAACGCTGCGACCCGAGGAGCATCTGCTGCTTGGTATGCGGCATCCAACATTTTCTTGCGTACTACACCCGAGTAAATATCTCGTGAATGCACCCAGGATTGGAACTGTGGGGTAGCAGAAAGTGCCCGCCAATCAGGCACTTCCTGGTCCAAAATTTGATTCACCGTCAGCTGGCCAGAGCGGTTTACCCGCTGTTTCAGGGCCTGATTTTCGCGCTTCAAAGCGGTCACATCGGGTGACGAGGCAATGGCGTCCAACGCCGCGCGGCGCGCAACGTCGATGAAGTCGGTCCCGAAGGTTTCTTCATCCTGCGGGGTAAGGTGCCGGGTGGGCTCAGGCGGCGGTTCCCGGCGCGGCTCCGGCCGGGGTTGTGTGATAAGTGCCTGAGTTCGTTGAAGTTCGTCACCCAGCTGCGCCATCTGGGTCTGCATCGCCTCGATGATTTTCTGGGACTTATCGTATCGCCCCTTCATCGAGTTGTAACGAGCAGCATACGGATTGTTCTGGATTTCCTCCCGACTAGGGGACTCCGGGGGTTCGTCATCAGGTTGGGGTTCGGGGGCGGCGGCCGGATCAGGCTGCGGGCTGATTTCCTGGGCCTCCGGATCAGGCTGCGGGCTGATTTCCTGGGCCTCCGACTCAGCCGGTTGCTCCTGTGGATACGCTTGCGCGTGGATTTCTGCTGCTCTTTCAGCAGCTTGGCGGACGTGCGCCGGAACGATCACATTTTCGTCAACGGGCGCCTGCGGGCGCGCGGGCTGGTCTCGGATAACTTCCTGGGTAGCCATAGTATTTCTCCCCTGGCGCACATGGCACTATCGCGATGTGGGCTCGCACTCTTTCAACTCCCGCAGCAGAGACCTCGCGAACTGAGCACGCCCCTGGGCGGTCAGTATGCTCGTGGCGTCTGCGTCGGTTACTGCGACGGTAATTTCGTCCACACGCGTGGACAAATGCTTAAGAAAATGCTCGAACTCCTCCGGAGCAGTGTTCCGCAGGAGAAAAGCAGCCTGTTGGAGTTCGGTCTTTTTAGCCGACATTCTCGTCGTCGTAGAGGGGGTTTCCCATCGGGGTCGCCTTGGCATAGTTGCCAATGGTGCGCTGGAGGGGGTCGCCCTGGGTCAGCGAGTTAAGTGCGCTGCGCGAAGGCAGAACCTCCTCCGAGGCACCCTTTCCAACGTGGTTGGTGATCGAGCCTTTGGGGGTCAGCTTAGTTAGGTGTTTCTTCCTAATCATAGGTATCCCCGATCCCGGCGCCGAAAACTTGCGGGCCAACCGGAGCGGGGGAAGACAGTCCCTTCCCATAGCTCCGCGTCTGCATCGCCTTGATCCGCGGCGCGGCCATGACAAACTCGCTGGCCTTCTTAGGCTTCGGGGCCTTGGGCAGAGGCTTGTCCTTGGGGACCCGTTGCATTGGATTAACGGGCGCTGGTGCGGCCCGCCTGCGCCGGTTGCGAACCAGCGAAGCCGAACATCTTGCCCGAGCCGCCCTTCGCAAACTCCGCACCCTTGCCGGTTGCGCCGCGGTCGCCGGTGTGACCCGGCGTCTGCGATTCAGCCTGTTGCTGGCTGAACATGGGCGTGTTGCCACCCTTCGCGAACTCGACGTTGTGCGAGGCTTCCTTCTTGATCTTCGCCATAGAGGTATCTCCCTGAAAACTCCCGGGAGAATGGCACGCAGAGGCTAAGAAGGGCTTAACAGGTCCCATTCGCGGATTTGAGGGGCCGCTCGGGACAGCCCAATCCACACGCCACAATGGGGGGTAACAAATTTCAAAATTTCACACGAAGCACCCGGACCAAGGTAATCGCTAGGCGGGCGGCCATCCAGTATATGTTCACCCAAAATCCCCGCAAGCTCATCGGAAGTAATATACACCCGCCGCGGGTAAAACCCGCGCGCCGCCTTGTACGCTTCAGTAAACGCTAGAATATCTTTTCGGTCCATGTCTTCGGTGTCCTCTCGTTCTGGATTTCAATCGGCAGATGATACTCGAACTTCTTCGGTCCACGCTGACGAATGTGCTCGATCATCTTGGACAAACCCGCCATGAGCGTAGTGTTTGTCTTGTACCCAAGTAATCGCCGGGCTTTATCCGAGGAGCATACCGCGATATGTACTTCCTGTGGCCGACCGGGCATGTAGATCGGGTCAAGCTGGAAACCCAACAGGGTCGCAATAGCAGAGCACAATACTCGAATAGTTACGACTTCTTCGTCCGGACCGATGTTGACCACACTCCCGACGACGTTCTGCTGAAAGGCCATTTTCTTCAGACAGAACAGGCAGTCGTCGATAAACGAGAAACACCGCTCCTGGGTTCCATCGCCATAGATAATCGGCTGGCGCCCCTGGAGCATCAGGTTGATCATAATGCTGGCCACGTTCCGGAACGGATCGTCGTACTTCTGGCGCGGCCCGATAATGTTATGCGGCACCGCAATCACGTATTCAACGCCGTGTGTGAGGCATAGGTTCGCAAGCAATAGCTCAACGGCGTACTTTCCAATCCCGTA